CCGCTTCTGGCAGGTAACGCAAACCGTTAGGCAACTAAAATGAGTTTCGTCTGTTATCTTGGAGAATGCGAGAAGGTCATGCAAAACATCAGCCCCGTTGATGTGATTATCACCGACCCACCTTATGGCGTAAACAAAGCCGAGTGGGATGGTGAGTTTCCCGTCAGTTGGATTGAGCCAGCATGGGCAATCACAAAGCGCATGTTAGTTATGACGGGCAATGCCTATATGGTTGGATTTGGAAACGCAATTGGAAGGTATAAAGATTTTGCAATCATGCACGCACGAAACGGAATGACAAGAAGTGTTGTTTCATTTGGTAATTTCATTCCCGTTTTGATACACGGCGAATGGAAGTGGGAAGCCCGCCCAAATTATTTGCCTTTCAATGTTTCAATCACTGAAAGCATCCCGCATCCATCGCCAAAACCGCTTGAAGCAATGCGACTGCTTATCTCTCGTTATACCGCCGAAGGTGAAACAGTTTTAGACCCGTTCATGGGGTCAGGCACAATCGGCGTGGCTTGTGTTCAACTCGGTAGAAATTACATAGGCATTGAGCGTGAGCCTGAATACTTTGAGTTCTCGCAAAATAGAATCAGTAAGGCGCAACACAGTTCTTTTACGTTGCCTAACCCCCGCTTGCACCTTGACGTGGGGGATTCATCCGCGCAACAAGCATTATTCACCCCCGAAGCGGACACCGCCGAAGGGAAGTCGCATAAGCCCGCCCCACGCAGGTAAAGCGAACCGTTATGCGCCTTGTCCCGCGTCCCGAAATTGGCCGAAAATTGGTGTCTCCAAACCCTTGACAGTGTATAGTATGGGTGATATACTGCTGCTATCAACGATAAGGAGATACCAATGGACATCAATAACATCAAAGTAGGACAGTATGTGAAGATAATCAAGAAACACGACGCAACCCCTGCTGGTGGCATCCACAAAGTTTTGCAGGTTGGCAATTACCCAACCTGCAAATTTGTAGTGGTTGTGTACCCAGGAAGGGGTACAGAAAGTTTCAGCCCTGATGATTTAGCCGAGCCGACATTTTCGGATTGGATCGCAGAATATGTCAACTAAGCAACTCAACGTAAGGCTTCCAGAGGTCGTCATTGACGACCTCAACGATTTATCAAAAATCTATGGCAGTCAGGCAAAGGCTTTGATTGCCGCAATCACAAACTTGCAAAAGGAGATCGAAATGAAACAGAAAGCACTGCAAGCACTTGATGCCATTGATGAGGCAGAAACCGAAGAAGCCAGGCTCGAAGCCGCTGATCGTGCAATTGCCGCTACGAAATCTCTACCCCCTGAACAACAGGAAGAAATTGCAAAGCAAGAATTTTTGCGTTTCAAAAAGTTTATAGATGACCGTGTCGCCAAAGGCAAAGGCGGCGCATAACACAGTATGCAGCGGATGGGCGGTACGGATTGGCTTTTGGACAGTCGTCCACCGCCCACCGCTGATACAAACCGTTAGGTGCTTCATGAAAAAACGAATAATCGCCTTTAGGTTTAACGAAAATAGCATAACCAAATTGGATGAGGCTGACATTGAATCAATTATCACCATACCCGATGGGCATGTAATTGTGCTACCGAGGTTGGAGGGTGCGATTGAGTGCGCACCTAACACAGTGTCGAGCGGACTGGCGGGTATGCACTCAACTAAAATCAAATATTCTAAGCCCGCCAGCCGCTCACACTGATCGTTGGAGGCTGAGAAAATGCATAACCCATTCCTGAAAGACAAAGAGCGAAGATTGGTAGCCGTCCCAATTTCAAATGGCTACCTGATTGATATGTTGCGAGAGGACTTTCACTGGAAGCATGAATACAAGTGTATTACTGGCGTTCCAAAAGACGCAGTAATGATTACTGATTATTTTGACTTCATGGCACAACGGGCAATGATTGTTTTTTATCATCCGTCATTTGCCATTGTGAAAGAGGGCGAGATTTTGCCAGTGTTGAATGTTCGGTATGAACTCATCACGCCTTCCAACACAGCGTGGAGCCGACTCGTTGAAGGCTGGGCGAATTTTGCCTGCCGTGTTCGTTCTTATTTCAAAGGTGAATCGCCCGCATAGGGCGGCTCACGCAAGCCGTTATGCCGCTCCCTTGCAAAAGGAAGTCGGCGAAAGGAAATGATATGGTCACAACGCTTTCCGCACTTGGTATCCTGGCTATACTTATCATTATTTGGTGGCTGCTTGACGTGTTGGGCGGAGGCCCGCGCCGTCGCTTGGTCAACCGTCTTATGCGAAAGCACGGGATTAATTACCGTGAATAGCGCATAACACAGCGTGCACCCGACAGGGGGTAGGCGTGGCGCGTGAAGGTAATAATTCTGTTACCCCCTGCGGGTAACGCAAACGTTGGGCGCAGGAGTAACAATGCCTCAATCGAAAATAGAAGAGTTTACTTGCAGTGATGGCAGTAGTGGAATTGTTGTGAATGGTCAATTGATTTACCGCACAGAATGTTCGGCGCGTGCTTGGTCGAGTAATGCGCCCAACAATGTGTGGAGCCGACTGAAACTACTGGTCGGTAAAATTGTGGCTCGTGTGATGTCTCGTTTCAGCGGCTCACACCAGCCGTTAGTAGAAAAGAGGTGAAATCTATCTAAGAAGTGCTATAATATTTTTGTAAATTGAGTGACCGCTTTTGTGTGGTCAGTGTCGTGTCAGTAGAGCCGTTTGGCTGAACGCCCGATGATCTGGTCAATGTGACGGATTGTCGGGCGTATTTTGTTAATAAAGAGAATGAAATGCAAATTAAACTTAAAGAACTTCTGAAGTGGATTGGGTATCTCACGTTTCAGGCTGTCTGGTAGAGGAGCGTAATGCCTAGACGTCCGCCACGTCCATGCTCACAGCATCCGTGGAACCTAGTAACTGATAGCACTGGCTGTCCTGCGTGTGTAGAACAGCCAGTGCTGGAACGTTCACGCCCTGCTGATACACGTCCCAGCGCTGGGGCGCGTGGCTATGGTTATTCTGCGTGGAAGATCAAGGTCAGAGATCCATTCATAAAGACGCATCCTTGGTGCGCTGATCCATTTGGTCTGCATCCATCGCAACGTGTCCCTGCTATTGTTGTTGATCACAAGATACCAAAGAAAAACGGCGGGACCGACGATTGGAGCAACCTTCAAGGATTATGTAGATCATGCGATAACAAAAAACATTATCATGATGGATCGCTAGGGGTAGGGGGATATAAAAGTTCATCAAAAGTTCCTTTAGACCGACGTGTGGTCTTCGGAAAAAAAAATATTCCCAATGTAGGAAATTCGCGACGGTAGGATTATATGCCAGCACGTAAGGGACTAGCGCTCAATAAAAGACATACCACAAAGGAAGAGAAGGCAGACCGGGAGTCACTAGAGGAGAGAGTGATGCCGAAAACGCGGATCGCGGTGAAGCCGCCAGCAGCGTTGAAGGGGCGCAAGATAGCCGCTGCCACATGGATGCGGTTGATCAATCTGTACGACGAGACGGAGGGGACTTTGATCACGGCATTCGATGCGGACCTGTTGGTGAAGTATTGCCTGGCGGAGGATGAGCTTGTGGAGTTGGGTGTTTTGCGAGCGGAGATCAAGCAGGCATGGGAGACGCACAGCAAGTGGTTGAAGAGGGTGAAGCCCAGTGCTGATAATTTGAAGGATTACCTGAACGCCTTGGCTCAGGCCAGTGCTTTGTTACAGCGATTCCAGGGTATGGATGGACGGATGGATAACAAGCGCAAGATGATCCATGATCTGGCGAAGTCTTTGTATTTGACGCCGCGATCGCGTGCGGGTGCAGCACCCGAAGAGAAGCCGCCTGCGGAGCCGAAGAGTGAGATGGATAATCTTCTCGATTGATGATGTCTATGTTCGATGAAGAGTTGGCTGATCGCGCGGTGCGGTTCATTGAGTTGATGAAGTTGACGGGTGATTTTCATGGTCAGCCGTTCGAGCTGGTGCCGTGGCAGAAGCAGATCGTGTGGGATGTGTACGGGACGCTGAACGTGCGCGGGGTGCGTCAGTATCGGTACGTGTATGTGGAGTGCGCGAAGAAGAACGCGAAGAGCCAGTTGACGGCGGGGGTGGGAAACAAGCATTTGTTCGACAAGCATGAGCCGAATGGTCAAATCTTTTTGGTGGCTGGTGATCGGAACCAGGCGGAGACGCAGTTGTATAACCCGCTGGTGGAGATGATCGAGCAGGATAAGTCGCTGTTGAAGCGGGTGCGGATTACTGACTCGAAGAAGATGATCACGAACAGGGAGACGGGGACGGTGTTGAAGGTGATCAGCGCGGAGGCGTACACGAAGCACGGTTTGAATGTGAGCTGCTGCATCTTTGATGAGCTGCATGCTCAGCCTTCGCGCGAGTTATGGGATGTGATGATCAAGGGGGCGGGACTGGCGAGACGGCAGCCGATCTGGTGGGTGATCACGACGGCAGGCGATGACCCAGATCGAAAATCTATCGCGTGGGAAGTGCATGAGAAGGCCGAATCAATTCTAAAGGCGAGAGAAGCGGGCAATTCATCCAGAGACCTGCCCACATGGTATCCAGTCATCTATGCGTACAATGGGGAGGACATTTATAACGAGGAGAACTGGAAGCTGGCAAACCCGTCGCTGGGGGTGACGTTGCAGATCGAGGATCTGCGGGAACTGGCGGCGGAGGCTAAGCTGCATCCCGCTGATGAGCGGTTGTTCCGCTGGTTGAATTTGAACCAGTGGGTGACGACGAAACTTTCGAGCTGGCTGCCGCTGGACCTGTTCGATAGCACGGCGGGCGAGTGGAGCCGCACGGACCTGCTGGGGAAGGATTGTTATCTGGGGATTGATCTTTCGACGACGACGGACCTGAGCGCGATGTGCCTGGTGTTCCCGCCTCAAGACGGATTCGACGATTGGCGCGTGATCTGGGATTGCTGGATCCCTGAAATGAACATGCAGGAGCGCATCAGGGAAGACCATGTGCCGTATGATCAGTGGGCGGCGCAGGGGTGGATCCAACCGACGGAGGGGGATCAGATCGATTATACGGTGATCGAGGAGCGCATTCAGGAGGCGCGGAAGTTGTACAACGTGCTGGAGTTGGACGGGGATAAAACTTTCGCGGCGATGTTGTGGCAACGGCTGGATCAGGACGATCTGACGTGCGTGGACATCCCGCAGCAGTATGCGACACTGACGGACCCGATGAATTACCTGGAGACGCTGTTGAGGAAGCGGATGCGGACTGAAGACGAGAACGGGCATGAGATCGCGACGCCTGTGTTGACGCATGAGGCGCATCCCGTGGCGCGCTGGTGTTTTGGAAATACGAGCATCAGCAAAAACGGGAATGCGCAGATCAAGATGGTGAAGCAGCACAAGGGGCGGGGGCTGGACCGCACGAAGCGCATCGACTTGACGGTGGCGTGGGTGTGTGCGATGGCGCGGGCACGTTTCTATGAGACGAATAAGCTGAGCGAGATCCTTTCGGATGAGTGGGGGATGTGAGGGAGATGTGGCGGGTGACGGGTGACGGGTGTAACTAAAATGCTATTTGTGCCTCTTGTATTTTGATAAAGAATATGCTACTATTTTGACGGTGGCGGGGCGACTTGCCCCCCTCAAGCCGTCCCGCACACTGTACTTTTTTGGAAGCCGAAATGGGGGAGCCATAAGTCGATAACCGCTATTGGTGCGGAAGCGTCGTGTTAGTAGACCGAAAGGTGAACGCCCGATAACTCGTAATGAGTTATCGGGCGTTTTTTGTTGTCAAGAAGGAGAAGATCATGGAAAGTTTTGTGGCGTTGCCGAGTGAGTTGCAGAGTGCGATCGTGGCGTTGAGCGTGTTCGCGGTGGGCTGGGTGTTCGCGCAGATCGGGATGCGTCTGCCGTGGTTCGAGAATCTGTTCGGGCAGTATGCGGATGAGGTTGCGATGGCGATCTCGGGCGCGCTGATCGGCGTGATCCAGAACGCGCTGAACCTGATCCCGCCCGAGTGGGAAGGCGTTGGGAATGCGGCGATGGTTTTGATCGTGGCGGTGCTGGCGGCAATCGGGTTGTTCCGCGTGCTGGGCAAAGCACAGGTCAAGTCGTTCCGATAGACCCCCCCCTGACCTCCCCCCAATGGACGGAAGAACGCCGTCAATTTAGGGGAGGCGGAATATCTCAATGCCAACGATCCCAGCGCATCATATTGCGATCCTGGCGGGCCTGTATGCGGCGGAGTATTTCTGGCGCGCGTGGCAGGTGCGTGAGCGGCGCTATATGTACATCGGCAAGGCTGTGGTGAGGACGATCGTGGCGGCTGTGTATTTCTGGTTCGCGTTTATGCCCGCTGAGGCTGAGGTGCGATCTGTGTGGATACGCTGGTCGCTGTTCATGTTCCTGGCTGTGGACCTGTTTTTTGCGGCGCAGGAGCATTTCATGCGTAAAGTAATTCAGCATGCCTAGCATTCCAGATAATACGCCGCTATGGTTGACGATCGCGGTTTTTGTTTTTATGGCGATGCTGGCGGTGTTCCAGTGGCGGAGCGCATCAAAGGTGCAGAGCGCGGATGCGACGCAGAAGATCGGGAGCGCTTATGACCAACTGCTGGATAACATGAAGAAACAGTTGGACGAGCTGGAGTCGGATGTGGCGTATTTGAAGAAGGAATTGCGGAAATATTCCAACTGGTCTGCGCGGCTGGTGAAGCAATTGGTGGATAACGGGATCGAGCCAATACCTCCACCCGATACGGGCGAGTTGATGAAGGGTCCGAAGTAGTGAGTAGACACACGCTGAAGCAATGGCTGCGGAATAATCTGTGGTGGGGGGAGCAGATACGACAAAGGGCAGTGCAAGAGGCTGCCGTTTTTGCATTTATTGCGCCTGACCTGGCGCGTGTATGGGGCATTGACATCAGCGGATGGGATAAGAACGTTGATCTGAGCGTGACGAAGGGACGCGGGGCGTCGTTCGTTTTTATCAAGGCGATCGACGGGACGATCCAGAACAGTTATTTTGTACCCAACCGTCAGCGGGCGAAGGATGCGAGGCTGCTGCATGCGCCGTATGGCTGGCTGTATCGGGATGTGAATGTGTCATGCGTGGCGCAGGCTCAGGCGTATTCCAACATTGTGAAGCAGTATCCAGCAGACCTTCCGCCTGTGATCGATTTCGAGTGGACGAGCTGGGGCGGGGCGGCATCGAATCCGACCTATGCGGACCTGGATAAGTGGGCCACGGAGTGGCTGAGGCTGGGGAACAGGAAGCCGATCCTGTACAGCGCGGCTGGGTATATGAACCCGTTAGGAACGATCCCTGCGACATTGAAAGCGAAGTTCGAGGGGATCTGGATCGCGAATTACGGCGTGGTGAATCCGATGATGCCGTATGGGTATGCGGCAACTGAGTGGAAGTTCCATCAGTTCACGGACAGCGGGGATGCCATGTATTATGCGCCGAACGACAGCGGGAAGCTGGAACTGGATTTGAATTATTTCAACGGGACGGCGGAGCAGTTGTATGCAATGGCTGGGCAGTCGGTGCCCGATGGAGGCGATGTGACAATCTATAACCTGACAGCGATCAGCAGTCCGACGAAGAGGTTTGCAAACCCTGACGGGTCGTATGATGTAGGTCCGAATATCCCAGCGAATACAAAGTTGGTGGCAGTTGCCCGCAATGGGATCACGTATCAATTGCAGGATGGAAAATACGTGAAATATGTGCAGGTGCGGCTCGATAGTATTGTAGAGCCTCCGCCCGTGGAACCTCCGCCCGTAGAGCCGCCCGCAGATGGTGTGGCGGATATGCCGTACACGTTCACGTTGGGCGGCGGCACTTCGCCGTATGTGGAGACGACGATCACGGGAATTATCAAGGCTAAATAATATGCCACTTTTGCCGATCTCCCTGGATTTTGGAGAGAGACCCGTCCTGCCGATGAAGTACAGCGGCTGGCGCGTTTTGCATAAGGCGGAGGGGGGGTATCAGAAGACGCCGCTGGGGATGCCTGAGGTGATCCCGCCGAACAATCCTGTGGCGGTGGCGATGACGGAGGCGATCCAGCGGATGAGCTATTCGCTGATGACGACGATGAACGCGGCGATCACGCCTGCGTTGTGGTCGAAGGTGCACGATAGGAATATCGCGTTCACAAATTACCAGAGTTGGGGGCTGGACGAGAACACAGGTGAATATCATCGCCGCGCGAATTTTGTGATGGGTGTTGACCAGTCGCAGGAGCTGCCGAAGTATGACAAGGCTCAGCGGTTGTGCGGCGGGCAGTTCGTGCGGGGACGGGTGGTGAATGACAAGCTGGTGTGCGTGCCTGGCGTGGATGGGATCGATGTGCGGTATCCATTGCCAAGCGTGGCGCAGATCATTGAGCGGAATTGGTATCTTTTTGCGGTGTCGTACCATGCGACGCGGGTGGAGCATTTTCCGCAGGGGCAGGGCGGTCCCGTGGCGATCCCGTTCATTTTTGACAGGGAGATCGAGTTCGACCTGAATTTGTTGGAGCGATGGGAATCGGATGAATTGCCCGACCCGTTGAAACTTTATCGGAGTGTGTGATGCTTGATTATCTAAAGCGCCAGGCACACGTCGCAATATTTGGCGATCAGATCGTCTCTCCGAGGCTGGATGAGATAAGTGTGCAGTTCCAGTACAACATTGCCACAAAGGACATTATCAGCGCGGTGACAGGTTCGGGTGTGGTTGAGCATGACGGGACGAACATGATGCGCGTGCGGGCTGGCACAGGAAGCGCGGTCGGAACAGCTTATGCCACAAGCGTGGATACGGTCCGCTATCGGACTGGGCACGACATTTTTGTATATTTCACCTGTCGTTTTTCTGCACCTGATGCAGGATGTTCACAATACATTGGCTTATTCGATGCGAACGATGGCATCGGTATCGGATATAGCGGGACCACATTTGGAATTGTGTACCGTTCTGGCGGTGTTGAGAAGTTCATCGGGCAGGCTTATTTTTCAAAAACACCGATGACGGAAGATTCATTTCAGGATGGGATCGGATATATTCTCGACCCCAGCAAGGTCAATTTATACCGTATCAATTTTGGGTATCTGGGCATCGCTCCAATCATTTTTGAAGTGTTTGGCGGTTTTGAATATGGCTGGGTGCCGTTCCATATTATGGAGTTCACGAACAAGCAGACTGGAACGCACCTGGCGCAACCTATCCTGCCGATGCGCGTGGAAGTGGCATCGGACGGAACTGCCGTTGTGGATGTGCATACACCATCATGGAATGCTGGGCTAGTGGTGGATGACCAAACGAAAAAGGCAGACCGTAATTTCTCAGCCAAAAATTCAAAAGCAGGAATCACGACCGAGACCAATGTAATCACGTTGAAGAACCTAGCAACGTTCCAGGCAAAGACGAACCGCATTGTGACGCAGTTGACCTACCTATCCGTTTCTGTGGATGGGACAAAGAACGCCACCATCAGACTGGTAAAAAATACAACGTTAGGCGGCTCTCCGTCTTATGCAGACCAGGATGCCACCAATAGTGTGACACAGAAAGACGTGGCTGGCACGACGTTGACTGGCGGCACAGAAGTATTCTCCATTCAATTGGATAAGACAGGACGTCAATTTGTGGATCTGACACCCTATCATATTCGATTGCAACCTGGAGACATTGTGACGCTGGGAGCCACTTCAGCATCATCTACTGATGTATTTGGTTCGATCGGATGGAGGGAGTTATTCTAATGGAAAAACTCTACTTGTCAGAGATGAAGGATAAGTTCGCGGGTAGGTGCGCGGCGGTTCTGGGAGGCGGTCCCAGCCTGCCGAGCGATATGACGCGTCTGCCGAAGGACTGCATCCTGATCGCGGTGAATTATCACGCTTTTTATTATTGCAAGCCCGATTTCATGGTGTACAACGATACGCCCGAGACGAACCCGTTGCAGGAGAATGCGGTGAAGCTGCATAAGGCAGTGCATGTGAGTCCCGAGCCTTCGAGCGATGTGGAGTTCGATGTGGAGGTATGGACGGGACATTTCAGTTCCAACACGGCGGCATGGTTCGCGCTGTGGCTGGGGTGCGAGCCTGTGATCCTGTGCGGGATGGACTGTTATCAAGGTCCTGTGAAGCATTGCCCGCCGAGCACATATTACTCGCCTGTATTCGATTTCCCGCTCGATTTTTATACGCGCCCGTGGACAGAGGAGGGCGTGCGGGTACTGCCGAACGTGGAGCGGTTGAAGGTGATGAGCGGTCCGCTGGTGGATGTGTTTGGGGCGTATGTTCCAGAGGTGCAGATGGACCAGATGAGCCAGATGTTCAGGGGCGCAGATGTCGAGGCTTGAGGTGGATGACTGGCTGTTGCTGGCAGGGAGCGCGTGCATTGTGGCAGGCGTGGCGATGTGGAGCATCCCCGCAGGTTTGATATGCCTTGGGATGGCGTTGATCGGTTTGGGTGTGTTGATCGGCAGGAAGAAGGCGAACGATGGCATTGCTGAGTAGTTTGTTCAAGAAGAGTACTGCGAAGCCTGAGATCGATAACGATGTGAGGATACGGGCTGATTACCCATCCTCCTATGGAGAGACGACACAGGCAGGCGAGCGGGTATCCGTTGCCAGTTCGATGAGCGTGGCGACGTTCTACCGCGGGATGAACATCATCTCGGACGATGTGGCGAAGATGCCTTTGCAGATGTTCGAGAGAAGCGGGGAGAACGTGAAGCAGGTGGATGCGGATGGGGCGCTTTATAACCTGGCTTATTTATTACAGGTAAGCCCGAACCAGTGGGGATGGACGCCGTTCCAGTTCAAGAAGGCGATCATCCTGTGGCAGATCACGCATGGGAATGCGTATGTGTGGCGACCGCCTGTCTTTCCACAGCAGTTATTGGTGCTGCCTGCGAACAAGACGGTGCCCGTGTTCGATGTGAACGGGATGCTGTGGTATGAGCACACGTTCACGAACGGGAAGAAGAGTTATATCCCAGGCGTGGAGATCCTGCACCTGTTGATCAACCCTGATGAGACGGGCTTCATGGGGCGGGGCGTGATCACGTTCGCACGCGAGACGATCGGGCGCAGGCTGGCGGGCGGGAATACGCAGAGCAGTTTTTACTCGAACGGGTTGAACCCTTCGGCGAGCATCTGGGTGGATGCGCATTTGGACAAGGAGGGACGCAACAAGGTGCGCGAGGCTTATTCGGAGGCAATGAGCGGTTCTGAAAATGCCTATAAGTTGGCGGTGTGGGATAAGAAGATCACGAAGTTCGAGGCGATCAGCATCGCGCCGAAGGATGCGCAGTTCCTGGAGAGCATCGACGCGACGGATAAGGACATTGCGAACTTCCTGGGGATGCCCGAGCATATGTTGAACCGCGGGAAGGAATCGTACAACTCGAACGAACAGAAGTACATCGAGTATTTGCAGGGGACGCTGGATGCGTACCTGGTGCCCTTCGAGGAGGCGGCGCGGATCAAGTGGCTGAGCCGCAAGGAGCAGGGGAACCGATATTTCAAATTCAACCGCGCGAGCCTGTTGAGGATGGATGCGAAGGCGCGGGCGGAAACCAATTCAATCAGGATCCAGAGCGGACAGATGAGCCCGAATGAAGCGCGGGCGTATGACGAGCAAAGCCCGTATGAAGGCGGGGATGAGTTCTGGATGATGAGTAATGTGCAGAAGGTGAATGCCCCCACCCCGACCCCACCCCCTGCCCCCTCCCCAAATGGCGGACAAGCGCCGCAATTTGGGGAGGGGGGGGATGAGGAGGCAGAGGTGCCAGAGGATGCAGAGGTAGCAGGAGGCAACGATGACGACGCCGATTAGGTGTTTCGATGGAAACGGGAAGCCGTATGAGCCGTTCTGGACGTGGAAGAACGTGGATGATGGCGGGATACCCGAGATGGAAGTGGACGGGGTGCTGAGCCAGTTCTCGTGGTTTGAGGATGAGATCACGCCGAAGAAGTTCAAGGACGACCTTTGGAACTACGGGAAGGGCGGGCCCGTGCTGATGAAGATCAATTCACCAGGCGGGGACGTGATCGCGGCGGCGAAGATGCGCGACATTATGACCGAATACCCAGGGGAGATCACGGTGCGGGTGAGCGGGGTGGCGGCCAGCGCGGCGGTGATCGTGGCGATCTCAGGTAAGAAGGTGCAGATCACGGATTCGGCGTACATGATGATCCATGACCCGATGGTGGTGGTTCTGATGGCTATGCTGAACATCGAGACGATGGGACGGTTGCAGGAGAATTTGAAGAGCATCAAGGACGGGATCGTGCCTGCGTATGCCCAGAAGACAGGGTTGAGCGAGGGCGTGATTGCGAACATGATGACGAGGGAGACGTGGATGAGCGCACGCGAGGCGGTGGAGAAGGGCTTCGCGGATGAGATCATCGAGAGCGGGCAGAAGGCAAAGAGCACGGCAAACGTGGCTTATGTCAATGTCCTATCAACTTATGGAAACGTCCCAGAGGCGTTGCTGAACCAAGCCAGAGAGGTTGAGCAAGAGCCTGTGGATGTGGAGCGCGAACGCAATATTCAGCGCTTGCGCGTGAGAGTTACTGATATTCGTAAAGGAGAAGAACAATGACCGATTTCAAAGCCCTATATGACCGAGTTGTCAACGCGCAAGCCGCTGTTCAGACCATTTTGAACCAGATCGACGCGGCCTTGCAGTTGGGAACCGACGAGGGTGCATCGGAAGCGCTGGCACTGGAGCCGACTCTGGACGAGTCCATTGCCAAACGCGATCAGGCGCAGGCGTTCTATGACAAGGTGAAGGCTGCGAGCCAGTCGAACCAGGTCAATGTGAACTTTGTGCCTGTTTCCGAGACCCCAGCCACTGAGGACGAGAAGAAGCCCAAAGTGATGAGCCTTGCGGAGTACAACGCAATGTCCCCGCGGGACCGACTTGCCTACGCAAAAAGCGGCGGCACACTTATTTAGCAGTCGCTTCTAGCGAAGGCTAACTTATCCAAGATAGCGAGGTAATAAACAATGTCAGCAAATACCGTTACCAACCTGATCCCCGAGATCCAGATCGCCGCCGATAAGGTGATGCGCGAGCAGGTCGGTTTCATCCCTGCGGTGTATATGAACGCCGCGGCGGAGAATGCCGCGAAGGATCAGACTGTCGAATATCCTGTTGTCCCCGCGATGAGCGCTTCGGACATCACGGCTGCTGCCACTCCGACCGAACCGACTGGGCGCACGATCTCCACGGGTTCGATGACGATCAGCAAAAGCCGCAAGGTGCCATTCCACTGGACGGGCGAACAGCAAACGTCCATCGAGCGCGTCTACAATGACGTGCAACAGCAGACCTTTGAACAGGCTTTTCGCACACTGGTGAACGAGGTCGAGTACGACCTGTTCATCGCGGCAAAGGCTGGGGCTTCGCGCGCCTATGGCACAGCAGGAACCGCCCCATTCGGAACCGCTGCCGACCTGAGCGATGTAGCCAATGTCCGCAAGATACTGGCTGTAAACGGCGCATGGACCAGTGACATGCACCTGGTGTTGAGCAGCGATGCAGGCGCGAACATGCGCGCCAAGCAGTCCAGCCTGTTCAAGGTGAACGAGGCTGGCGACGCCGAGATGCTGCGAGAGGGAAACCTGGGACGATTGCAGGGATTCCAATTGCACGAGTCAGGCCAGATCGTGGCACATACCAAGGGCACTGGTACTGGTTATCTTGTGGACCTGACCGCGGGCTATGCCATCGGGTCAGAGACCATTCACGTGGACACTGGCACAGGCACGATCCTGGCGGGCGACGTGTTGACAAACACCAAGACCAGCCGCGACACGAACAAGTACGTCATCAACACGGGTTTGAGCGGCGGCGAGGGCGACATCGTGCTGGCAAAGCCTGGCAACCGCGTGGCGTGGGTGAACAATGACCCCGTAGCGGTCGGGAACAGCTACACGGGCAACTGGGCGTTCGGTCGGTATGCCATCCACCTGGTGGCACGTGTGCCGAAGCTGCCAAAAGAAGGCGCTTTGGGCGAACATGCGGTCATCACAGACCCGTTCAGCGGTCTGTCGTTCCTGGTGTCACGCTATCCTGCGTATCACGAGGTGATCTGGGAAGTCGCACTGGCATGGGGCGTGAAGGCTGTCAAGAGCGAAGCCATTGCGCTGCTGTTGGGATAGCTATTAGCTGTTAGCAAAAAGTGTAAGCCCCCTCCCTGCCCTCCCCCATTTGGGACGAGCGCCAAAATGGGGGAGGGTGAGAGATCGGAGATTTGTATGGCTGGACAGTATTTGATGGAGCGCTTCGGCGAGCGGATGAACGTTTCGCCCGACAAGCTGGATGAGTATCTGGCGGATGGCTGGAAGATATTGAAGGCACCCGATGAGAATAGGAACGTGGTGGTGAAGGACCAGCCTGTGGTGGAGATACCAGATGAGCCAAAGGTTCCAAAGGCGCCAGAGGTTCCCAATGTGCAGGCGGATGATCCGAAGGGTGAGAGCGTTGATGAGGTCGTGAAGAAGATCGGGAAGAAGTCCCGAAGAGGATGATCGCGTGACTAATATCCTGACCGATTCCGAAGCTGCTGATTACGTCCGCACGGATGCGACGGACACTGCGATGCTGCAATTGTTGGACTCTGTGGACGCGTATATCAAGCGTGCGACGGGACGCGATTGGGCGGCTGATACGGTGATCCATCCGCTGGCGAAGACGGCGGCGGGCATCCTGCTGATCGCATGGTACGACGACCCGACACAGATGGGTACAGGTCCGCAGAACGTAAGCGCGGCGCTGATGCAATTGGAAGCGGAGGCGTTGAAGTACCGCAAGTATACGTTCTTCGGCGTGAACGGAGCGGGTTCGATCTCGCTGCCAGGCGCGCTGGAGGGCGACGATGTGATCAAACTGGTCGGTGTGCACGGCGTGAGCGGCGACCAAAGCTCGAATTTCGAGAGCGAGATCAGCGATGACGGATACATCGATCAGACGAGCGGAAGCGACCTATCCGAGAACCAGTATGTGGCGATATTGAAATCGCCGTCGGATGACATTACGGCATGAATAAAAGGCTGATCAACGCTGGGAAGTTCAGGCATCGCATTACGATCCGCAATGCGCCGCTGGACTCTTCGCGGGATACGTTCGGACGACGCAAGGGGAGCGGGACGACGGTGTGCACGGTGTGGGCTGAGAAGCAGGACTGGGCTGGCGGAGAAATCACCGAGGGCAAGCGCGAGATCGCGAGCGTGAGCACCAGGTGGATGATCCGATACCGAACAGATGTCAAGCCCGAGATGGAAGTGGTGCACGGTTCGGATGTTTATAACATCATCAGCATCATGGATTTTGACGGTCGGACGCGCGAGCTGGTGTTGACGACCAGGAGAATCGACAGTGAGTAGTCCCAATTTTGTGAGTTTCCCAGAAGACACAAGCCCTTCCCTTGTGTCTTCTGGGACTCAATCAAGCATCTATGAGGGAAGACGCCCTGCCGCGATTTTGGGAGGCGGTCCCAGCCTGCCAAAGGATATAAAGAGGCTGCCAAAGGACTGCGTGCTGATCAGCGTGAACGACCATGCGTTCCATCACTGTAAGCCCGATGTATTGGTGTACCAGGACAAGCTGATGTATGCGCCTGCGGTGCGCGAGGTGTTGAAGACCTTCAAGGGCGTGGTGGTGACGCCCCAGCCCGAGAGCCACGTGCCGCTGCCGAAGGGCTGGTGGGACGGGAACCAGAGTTCGTGCCTGGCGACGTGGTACGCGTGCTGGATGGATTATGACCCTGTGATCCTGTGCGGGATGGACTGCTATCAGGGACCAGTGAAATACTGCCATCCGCGGCCAGGGTTCGACCATCCCGTATTCCGTGCGCCGCTGGAGAAGCATTTCGAGATCTGGGCGAAGGCGTTCGATAAGTGCCCGCATCCCGAACGCATTACTGCGATGAGCGGTCCGCTGGCGAAGGTGTTCGGGAAGTATGAGCACGGAAAGCGGTCTGTCGGGACGTATGTGCGGGAACCGAAGCTCCCCATGCAGAAACCTGCCTGGCTGGAGAAGATCCGCGTGAGGATCGAAACGGAGTGAAGAGTGAAGAGTGATCAGTCAGCAGTGAACAGTGATCAGTTATCGGTAAACAGTGATCAGTTATCAGTGAACAGTGAGCAGTCAGCAGTGATCAGGGTGAAGCTGTTGCTCGGGTATGTGTACCTGGGCGGCGTGTATGCCATTGGGGATGTGTTGAGCGTCCCTGCTGATACGGCGAAGCAGTGGATCGAGGAGGGGATCGCAGCCCCCCTGTCTCCGCCCCCCCTGTCTCCGAGTACGGAGACATCCCCCCAAATGCCTTCGGAATTTGGGGGGAAGAAGGCAGTGAAGTAATGGCGCGTAATATGGCGGCGCGGATGGCGCTGGACCCGAAGAGTTGGAACCAGTTCAAGAGAAAACTGGACAACATGGAGAAGGCGGTCCGCAAGCAGGTGCAGGATGCGGCGCTGCAAGCTGGCGGCGATGTGCTGAAGGATGCGGCGAACGCGAATGCCCCAGGTCCGCACATCATTGCGGAGGTGGCATCAGGCCGAACGTTGAAGAAGAAGCGTAAATCGGCTGGCGTGAAAGGCAACTCGCGCGTGGTGGCGGTCGGTCCAGACCAGAAGCACTGGTATTACAGGTATGCGGAGTCTGGAGCGATGCCGCACGATGTGAGCATCAACGATCCAGGCTGGCTGTATTTCTGGAAGCTGGGCATCTGGCGTCCGTGGGCGAGGCGGGCAGGCGGCATCAAGAAGTATGCGTTCCTGGCGCGGGCGTTCGAGGATAAAGGCGATCTTGCGGTGCAGACGATGGGCAAGGTTCTGGCTGAGGAGATTGAGAAGGCGTTTTCAGGATGACCGTTTTGGAAGAAGGGATCAAGGCTTATATCGAGGCGCAGGTGGCAAGCGCTGGGAAAGGGTATCCGATCGAGGTGCCTGTGGATGCCGATTTTCCTGCGTGGGCGTATGAGACGGTCAGTGACGAGCAGGTGCTGGCGCACAGCGGAGCGACTGGGTATTACAAGGCGCGGATGCAATTGTCGTTCATGGACGATGAGAGCGCGGTGTCGTCGGATTATGCGCTGGTGAAGGCTATCGCGGCGGCTGTGCGCGCGAAGCTGGACGGGTACAAGGGAACGATGGGTTCCACTGTGTACGTGAAGTATTGTCAGAGCACGTTGAACGATGAGTGGGCAGACACCCATAAGCTGCCAGTGCAACGGTTCGACGTGATCATTCATTACAGATTGTAGAAGGAGTTTACTATGACAGTAACAGCAGAAGGCGGTTTCGGTCTTCAAGTGAAGATCACAGTGGGAACATCCCTGACAGCCATCGTTTACATGATGGAGGGCGAGATCCCAGAGTTCGAGCGTTTCGTGGCGGAGGCGACCCCGCACAGCGCGACAGGCGGCTGGGCGAAGTTCGTGAGCACGGGCAAACGCAAACTGAACGAGTTCAAGGTGACGCTGGCGTGGGATTCGGACGATTCGACCCATGCGGCCATCGTGACAGCGTTCGATTCGGAGAGTTCGGTGAATATGAGCGTGGTGTCGCCCGACGGCACGGATGAGACGATCGCGTTCGCGGCGTTCATCACGAAGATCGGACGGGTGGCCGAGCAGGAAGATTATTACAAGTGCGAGGTGAGCATTCAGCCGACGGGCAAGCCGACGATCACGTAAGGCAGTGATCAGTGATCGGTGAACAGTAAGCAGTGATCAGTAATCAGTGAGTAGTGAGCAGTGATCAGTGAGCAGTGATCAGTGAGCAGTGATCAGTAAGCAGTCCCTCTCCATCCTGAGCGGAGGTGTATACACCACAGGCAAAGGATGGAGAGGGGAGAATTTAGGAAGGAATTGAGCATGAAGGTATTGAGCAGGGACGACATCCTGCAAGCGCGGGATGTGAAGATCGAGCAGGTGGATGTGCCTGAGTGGGAAGGCATAGTGTATGTGCGTTCGATCAGCGCGGGTGAGCGCGGCATGATCGAAGAGGCGGCGGCGAAATTCAAGGAATCGAAAGGCAAGGATCCCTTTGCCAGAAATTTCACGGTGAAGTTCGCTTCGCTGGCTTTGTGCGATGAGACAGGCAAGCGCCTGTTCAGAGACGAAGACATTGCACTGCTTCAGCAGAAGAACGCGGCGGCTGTTTCGCGCGTGGCTGAGGCGGCGCAGAGGTTGAGCGGTTTCAGCAAGTCCGATATGGAGGAGCTGGAAAAAAACTTGAAGGACGCCCAGGCAGAAGGTTTGCCTTCCGTTTAGCGAGGGCGCTTGGGCGTTGGGACGTGGACACGATGCTGGAGGAGATGCCTTCGCATGTGTTCACGGAATGGATGGCATATTACAACATCGAACCGTTCGGCGATGAGGTGATCGATCATCACATGGCGCACATGACTGCAATCCTGGCGAACCAGAACCGCGGGAAGAACCAGAAGGCTGTGAAGCCCGAGCAGTTGAAGCTGTGGAAGCAGATCGCAAAGCCGTTCGATGCTGGCGAGTTCTATGAGAATTTGAAAGGGATGCTGAGGAAGAGCAGGTAGCGACCCCCACCCCGCCCTCCCCCATCCTTCGACTGCGGCGGGTACGCCTCCGCTCAGGACGACGGGAAGAGTGAATGGAGAATTATGGCATCTGCGTTGAGCAATTTGTTCGCGGTGTTGAGCCTGGACAGCCAGCAGTTTTTGGATGACCTGAGCAAGACAAAGAAGAAGACGGACAGCTTTATGGCTTCGTTTGCGAATGTGGGCGGGGCGGTGGCGGCTGGCATCGGCGCGGCTGCGGCTGGCGGTTTGTTCCTGATGGGTGAAGCCGTGCAGGAGGCTATTGCGGCTGAAGAAGTGGCGGCGAAGCTGAATGCGACGCTGGCGAACACGGGGAAGGTCTCAGGCGTGACGGCTGACATGGTAGACGAGCTGGCGAACCAGTTCCAAAGCCTGACGCGATTTGAGGACGATACGATCAAGGCGGGCGGCGAGGTGCTGGCACGCTTCGATGAGATCAACAAGGATGTGTTCCCCGAGGCGCTGGGGTTGAGTCTCGACCTGGCGACGCGATTGGGGATCGATGTGCCTGCGGCTTCGGAGTTGTTGGGAAAGGCGCTGGCGGACCCTGGGGTGGGGCTGATGAAGTTGAAAGCCGCGGGGGTGGTATTCAACGATGAAACTGAGAAGATGATCGACGGGATGATGAAGGCTGGCGACCAGGCTGGGGCGATGGCTTTGATCATGGACGTGGTGAAGGAGAGCGTGGGGGGCTCAGCGGAGGCGGCTGGGAATACGGCGGCTGGGAAGTGGGAACGGTTGAAGAACCTGTGGGGGAACCTGCTGGAAACGATCGGCACGGGGCTTCTGCCAGCGATCACGCAATTGGGGCAGACGTTGATGGAGTATTTGAACCGTCCCGAGGTGCAGGTGTTCGTGGCGGCACTGGCGCAGAGCATCGCGGATTTTGCAATGAGCGTGATCACGTACATTCCGCAGGTAGTGACATGGATACAAAATCTATTCAGTTTCCTGCAACAGAACGAGGGGATCGTGATCGGTATATTTGCGGCGCTGGGGGTGGCGGTGACTGCGTGGGCAGTGGTGACAGCGGCGGCGGCGTGGACGGCGATGGCTCCGTTCCTGCCTGTGATCGCGGTGATCCTTTTGAT